AGGCTTTGCGGCAAGCGAAGACGGCAAGACGTTTTACGACGTCCAGTTTAACAACCCTAATGGCGATACAGTGCGCTGTTACACTCTAACTTCGGCTTTCGACATAACCACACTGTCAGTCGCATCGCCTACGTTCTCCGTGGCTAATTTCGGACAGGCGCGGGGGATTGACGTCTCGCTGCACACCGGGACAGGCGCGCTGCTTGATTACACTGCATCGCCAAACACGTATGCCGCGCACGGCCTTGTGCTGCCCGCGACCAACAAACCCACACAGCGCTGGGGCCGCCAGCTTGGCCGTAGTCCGTTCGACGGCACGGCGCTCCGCAACACCGGCGTAATCACCACCACTGAAGCGTACCAGCTCCAACTGTAGGACCGCACCATGGCAAACATCTATGACCTGACAGATACGTGGTCCGACGGAAACACCACGTACACCAGCATCAAAATGAACGTGACGAACACCGCGTCGTCGGCGGCGTCGAAACTGATCGACCTGCAGGTTGGCAGCAGCAGCCTGTTCAGCGTGGACAAAGACGGCAAGATCGCCGACGCCACGGAACTGCAGGTCGATAACGTCAAGCTGGACGGCAACACGGTAAGCAGCACGACCGGCAATCTGGTGCTCGACCCGTACAGCGGCAGCAAGATTTCCCTCGACGGCCTGCTGTGGCCGAACGCGGACGGCACCGCAAATCAAATGCTACAGACCGATGGCGCGGGCAACCTGTCATGGGGGACGCCTGCAGCCGGGTACAGCAACACGGACGTGGATACGCACCTGAACACCGGCAGCGCGACCAGCGGCCAAACGCTGCAATGGAACGGCTCCGACTATGCGTGGGGAACGCCTGCCAGCAGCTACGGCGACGCGGACGTCAACGCGAACCTGAACACCAGCGGCGCGACCACGAACCAAGTGCTGTCGTGGACCGGTAGCGATTACGCATGGACCGCACAGACCGTGGCGTTTGGCACGGCAGACGTAGACGCACACCTGAACCAGAGCAACCCGACCAGCGGCTACGTGCTCAGCTGGAACGGCTCTGACTATGCGTGGGTGGCGCAGACCGGCGGCAGCAGCTACGGCGACAGCGACGTCGATACGCACCTGAACCGCAGCACCGCAACGACTGGCCAGCTGCTCAGCTGGAACGGCACCGACTACGACTGGATCACCAGCAGCGCAGGCGGCGGCAGCTACGCGGATTCCGATGTAGACGCACACCTAAACCGCAGCAGCGCGACCAGCGGGCAGGTGCTCAGCTGGAACGGCAGCGATTACGACTGGGTCGCGCAGTCCGGCGGCGGCGGTGGCGGCCTTGCGGACGTTGTAGACGACACGACCCCCCAACTTGGTGGCAACCTCGACCTAAACAGCAACAACGTCACCGGCACCGGCAACATCAACATCACCGGCACGATCACGACGACCAGCGGCGGGTCGGTGGTGCCGTTCTACTACGCGAACCAGTCAGCGTTCCCGAACGCCACGACCTACCACGGCGCAATAGCGCACAGCCACACAGACGGCGCGATGTACTTTGCGCACGGCGGTAGCTGGGTGAAATTAGCCGACACTACTGCCGCAACGACCAGCGCAGCGGGCCTCATGGCCGCAGCCGACAAAACCAAGCTCGACGGTATCGAAGCCAGCGCAGACGCAACCGACGAGGCTAACGTAACGGCCGCCGGTGCGGTGATGGATTCCGAACTAGCCGACGAAGCAGCGGTCAAGGCGATCAACCAAGGGCTGACCACGACCAGCAACGTAGAGTTCAACGACCTAGCGCTGGCGGGCGACCTGCAGGTCAACGGCTCGACCACAACCGTTGGCACAACCAATATGGCGGTCGCGGACAGCCTGATCGAACTGTCAAACGGCTTCACCGGCACGCCGGTCAACGACGCGGGTATCGTGATCGAGCGCGGCACCGGCGACAATGCGTTCATCGGGTGGGACGAGTCCGACGACAAGTTCGTCCTTGGCACCGGGTCGTTTACTGGCATCGACACCGGCAACCTGACCATCACGAAAGGCGACGTTGCGCTAGGTACACTGACCACGGCCGTAGGCGGCACAGACGTGGACGTGCGCACCGCAGCTGCGTACCAGCAAGGCACGGCGGCAGACATCGTTGGCGGTGCGACGCTGTACAACGCGACGGCAGCGATCACACTGACAATGGACACGACGAAACTCGGCGTTGGCGACATCGCGACGATCTACGCTGGCAACGGTAACGTGACCATCGCGCAGGACGCCACGTACCCGTTCACGACAATCAAGATTGACGGCAACACGACGGCCAGTACGGGCAACCGGACCATCGCAAGTGGGTCGCTCGCGACAATTACCGTGGTGTCGGCAGGCGTCGCGGTCATCGCGGGTCAGGGGGTTAGCTAATGGCAATTGCGGCACTGATGGGCGTCGGCACCGCCGTAAAGGGCGAAGAAGTGCCAAGCCTCGACCTCAACTTCGACGGCACGACCAGTAGCTTCACTCGCGCTACGACAAGCCCGACTGCTGCGAAGGCTAACGGCGACCAGCTCGCGACCTCCATCTTGACGCAAGGCAAGACGGGGACCGTGCAGAGCATGTACATGGGGCCGGATGGGAAGCTCATTAAGGGCTACGTGACGAACGGACTACCCGAAAGCCACCCCTATGGCGGCTCATGGTGGACTAGCGGCGACTACACCCCGACAGACAACTACGGCACTGCTCCAGACGGCTCCCAGACCTCTGTGCGCTACCAGTACGATGCTTCAGCCGGGTTCGAGCAGTTTTACAGGACTTCGTCAGTAGTCCCTGCGCTGGGAGCGGTCTACACGGCGTCGATTTGGTATAAAGGCTCCGGCAGCTTCCGCATCAACTGCCAACAAAGTGGGACCACTGAACAGACGAATGCTCAGTTTACGGCTACGTCTCAATGGCAGAGAGCGCAAGTTCAGCACACTGTTGTAACCGGCGGGGGCACCGGCAATATGATCCTTGCCGTCTGGATGCAAAACGCACTAGGCAGCGCCGACATCGAGTTCTGGGGCGCTCAGATCGAGGAAGGCGCAGCGGCCAGCCAGCATGTCCCGACTAGCGGGACTTCAGCCAGCGATCAAGTCGCCCGTGTGGAGTACGACGCCTCGGGCAACCCGCTGGGGCTGCTGGTGGAAGAGGCGCGGACGAACCTGTGGCCCAGCGGCCAGAGCAACTTCGGCAACGCAACCGCCGGAGGAGGATCAACAGCTTCGACAACGGCTGTGACGGCCCCTGACGGGACAACAGACAACATCTGGGCGATCACTGAGAGCGGGACAGTAGGTTCCCACCACGTCTTCACGGCGGTCAGCGTTTCGGCCAGCACGGCGTATACCGCGAGTTACTACCTTAAAAAAGGCAGCGAGGACTACGGCTTCATCTACTTCGAGGGAACGGCGTTCTCTTCGGTCGAGCGGGTGTGGTTTAACCTCGCGAACGGCACAGTCGGCACCGAAACAGGCTCGTCCGTGGGTCATATCTCAGACGCCGGAAACGGCTGGTATCGGTGCAGCGTAACCACCACGTCTGGCACGACCACAACCACCGCATACGCTTCTGTGGGCTTCAGCTCGACGGACGGTAGTTTTAACAGCTCTGGTGCCTCCGCGATAACTGGCTACTACTGGGGAATGCAAGTCGAGGCGGGTGAAGGCCCAACCAGCCTGATCTACGACGACACCACGGGTAGCGTCACCCGCCCAGCCGACGACATCACGCTGGCGACGAGCGGCTTTGGGTTTGACAACACAGCTTCTTCGGTTGCGATGTCTGTCAACGGCCTCCGAGATGATACCATTCAGCGGCTTCTTTCGATGAGAGACAGTGGTAACACCTCAAATGAGCGTGCAGACCTGCTACATACCGTAAGTAACCAGATGCAGCAGTTTGTCCGCAACGCCAGCGGCGTACAGGTTAGCCAAAACATCGTCGGTGTCACCGGACAATCTGCTCGGACCGTCGCGGCAACCATCGCGCAGGACGACTATAGGCTGTCAATGGACGGCTCCTCCCCTATCGCGGACACCAATGCCGCAGTTCCAACAATCAACGAATTTCGGCTGGGAGCTGGCATTAACAGTCCGCTGAATGGCCATATCCGCCGCCTGCGCTACTGGCCCCGCGCGATCAACGACGCGCAGCTCAGCAAATTCACCAACCAATAGGACCGCGCCATGACCGACGACGACAAACTACGCCAAGTGGCCGCCGAAGCGGTCGAACAGACGCTGCGCCGGATGGGCCTCGACCCGGACGACGCGCAAACCGCTGCCGACATCCACGACTTGAAAGGCCTCATCTCAGCGTGGCGCGCGACCAAGCGCACCGTCTGGCAGACCGTGGCGCGCGTGGCGACCGTTGCGGCGCTGGGCGCGCTGGCCGCCGGTGCGTTTTTTCAGATTCGGCAGTAAATACGGGAATCCAGCTGCTATGCTACGGATCAGCAACAACCGCATCACGGTCGCGGACTACGTGCAGGCCGGCTCGTTCGGTGGGCCGCTGCAGCGCGACTTGGGGCTGTACGTTGTGGCCCACGACACTGCTGGCCGCGACGCGCGGTCCACGGTCCAGTACCTCAACCGCAACGTCAAAGCCTCGTATCAT